AGCAAAATCTATTTTAGATTTGATGAGTAAAAATAATTCAGACGAGACCTCTGTTGGTTATAGATTAAAAACTTATTTTAATTATTACATAAAGAACTCAAATGCTGGTATGGATAAAGTATCTGTTATGCAAAAACAATTTAGAGATTACTACGAGAGCTATATTAATGCAGAAATAGATTCAAGAAAAACACCGAGAGGTAAACAAAAATTTATTGCAGCTAAAAAAGATAATTTAAGATTTATTGACAGAAATAAATCAGCTTTATATATGGCAATTGCAAGTCATATAACATTAGGTAATGCAAAGAACACATTATTACAAAAGATGATTCAGATACAAAGTATCGGTAACTTTTTAAGAACTTCTACAGGTTATAGAGTTACAGCACCAGAAGGATATGTAGCAGTTGATAGTGTTGCAGGTGCAATTAAACTTGTAGATAGATTAGAATTTAGTAGGCAAAACTTTACAATGCCAAAAGGATGGAATTAATGATTAAAATATTAGATTGGTATTATGATATTATTGAAAGTATAGGTATTAGAATGAGTCAGTATGCTTGGCATAAAAGATGGTCTAATAGAAAAACTGGAACCGGATACAGAAAGAATAAATGAAATCATTTAAACAATACTTTTTTGAAGCAATCAACGGACCTAAAATCATTATGATTGGTGGACCAGGTTCAGGTAAATCTACCTATTCAGAGTTGATTAAAAAAGAAATGGGTATTGCACACATTTATACTGGTGATATGATGAGAGCCTTATCAAAAGAAAATACACCAGACGGAAGAAAAGTAAAAGAATTATTATCTAAAGGTGAGTTTGCTCCTACACCTATTGTTATTGACGCAGTAAAAGATAGAATGAAAAAACCAGACGCCATGAAAGGTTATGTGTTTGATGGTTTTCCTAGAAATGTAGAACAAGCAGAAGCTATGGAAGATAAAGGTATTGAATATGACTATGTTATAAACCTTGATGTATCAGAGGCAGAGGTAATTAAAAGACTTACTGCTAGAGGTAGAGCAGACGATAAACCAGAGATAATTAAAAACAGAATTAAAGTATATCATAGAGAAACAGCACCTCTATTGAAATATTATAAAGATGAATTAATAAATATTAAAGCAGAGGGTGATACACCTGAAAATATTGCAAAAGAAATAATAAAGAAAGTACAATGAAAAATTTTGACGACATAAGATATCAAGACTTACAAGAGGGTTTATATGACCCTAATATCTTCAAGGCATTTTTCCTTGCAGGTGGTCCTGGTTCTGGTAAAACATTTGTAACTAGAAACGCATTTGGTGGTACAGGTTTAAGACAGATTAATTCAGATAGTGCCTTTGAAACAGCATTAAAAAAACATGGTCTATCTCTAAAAATGCCTGAAGATGAGGCAGAGGCTAGAGATATATTAAGAGCAAGAGCAAAAGGTACAACAGATAAAACTATGGACTTATCAATCAAAGGCAGATTAGGTATGGTCATAGATGGTACAGGTAGAGATTACGATAAGATTGCAAATCAAAAAGCATTACTACAACAATTAGGTTATGATTGTTATATGATATTTGTAAATACAAGTTTAGATGTTGCATTAGAAAGAAATAAAAAAAGAGAAAGAAGTGTACCAGAATATATTACTAGAAAATCACATGCTATTGTTCAAGCTAATATCGGTAAATTTCAAAATACTTTTGGTATGCGTGGTATGATTATCATAGACAATAGTAAAGATGATAAAGAATTGACAACTCAAATTATGGATAGATGTTCTAAAGCAGTTAGAAAATTATTGACTAATAAAATTCAGTCATACACAGCAAAAAGGTGGATGGCGACAGAGAGAAGATTAAAAAGAAGATGAAAACCTTTAAAGAAAGTATCATAGATATTCCTAGAAATACATACGCTAAAGGTGTGTTTGATAAGGCAGATACTAAAGACCCAATAATTAAACCAAGTGTTATTGCGTTAATCAATAAACAACTAGAGATGTTTGAAGAAGAATATCCAGTTGTTAAGGTAGGTTTAATTGGTTCTATTCTAACAAAAAGATATAGAGAAGACGCAGATTTAGATTTAAATGTACTATTTGATGTACCAAAAGAAAAAAGAGAAGAAGAAAGATTAAGATTATCTCAAAAGTATTTGTCTGCTAAAAATCCAGATAGTATTCAAGGTAAGTTAATACCAGGTACAAAACACCCTATTAACTATTACTTTATAACAGATATGAAAACATATATTGACCAAGAAAAAAAGGCTGACGCAGTATTTGATATTGAATCAAACAAATTTATCAAAAGACCTGATGACTTTACATTTGATAAGTCAATGTATATGAAAGACTTTGAAAGAAAGGTACAAGAAATTGATGTTGTAAAAGGTGAACTAAAAAGAGATATTATTGATTACAGAGAATTAGAAGGTTTAACTAGTGATGATGTTTTAAACCTACAAGAATTGATTAATGAAAAATTAGACGAGATAGAAGATAGTATCAGAGATATTATTAAAATAGGTGATGGTGTTGACGCAGATAGAAGAGCTGCATTTGATAAAGACATGTCGCCAGATGAGATTAGACAATATGGTATTAAGAATAGATTACCTAAAAATGTTATCTATAAGATGTTAGAAAAATACCACTATTTAAAATTCTATAAAAAGTGTAAAAAAATATTAGATGACGGTCAGGTAACTGATAAAGAGATAGACGATTTAGAAATGCACGAAGCTAGAAGAAAAACAATGGCATTTACTTTTGGTAGATTTAATCCACCAACTATTGGCCATGAGAAACTAATTAATAAAGTTGCAAGTATTCGTGCTGATGATTATAGAATATATTTAAGTAGAAGTGAAGACCCTAAAAAGAATCCACTATCGGCTAGAGAAAAACTATCTGTTATGAAACAAATGTTTCCTAGACATGCTAGAAAGATTGCTATTAATACAACGAATATGATTTTAGATATTTGTACTGAACTTCATAATCAAGGTATTACTGAAATCTTTATGGTAGTAGGTAGTGATAGAGTAAGAGAATTTGAAACAATAATTAACAAATATAATAATGTAAAATCAAGACATGGTTACTATAACTTTGATAATGTAAATGTAGTTTCTGCTGGCGAAAGAGACCCGGATGCTGAAGGCGCTTCAGGTATGAGTGCTAGTAAAATGAGAGCTGCAGCTGCCAAAGGTGACCTAAAAAGTTTTGAGAAAGGATTACCTAGAGGTGTTAATGCAGACGCATTGATGAAACAAGTTAGAAGAGGTATGAACTTGGCCGCTAATTATTTACATATGAGAAATTTAAAACCAGTTGCTAGTTTAGAAGAGTTTGAACAACAGCAAATAAGAGACTTATATATCAGAGAACAAATATTTAACATTGGCGATACAGTTGATTACATCAAAGAAGATGTACAAGGTAAGATTGTTAGAAAAGGTACAAACTATATTGTTGTAGAAGACAATAAAAACAATTTACATAAAGCATGGATATGGGATTGTATTCCTGTTGCCAAAACAGACAGAGAGGCAGAGATGAGAGAACACAACTTAAATGTTGATTATGGTTTTGAAGCTGTGTCGGAGATGAAAGAAGATTTAGACGCACAACCACAAGACAAAGATGTGAAGAAAAAAGATGGTACACAACCTAAAAAGTATTACAAACAGTTATCAAAAGATGTGAAGAATAAAAGAGCAGATTACTTTAAGAACAAAGATACTACAAAGAATGATAATAAACCAGCACCAGGCGACAAGGGTGCTAAGACTAAACCAAGTATTCATACAACTAAATTTAAGAAGATGTATGGTGAGGTTTATGAGATTGGTACACCAGAATACACAAAACATACTATTGACATGACACCAGGTCAAGAAAACCCTATTAAAAAAGTCAAAGGCTTCTTGGATAGAGAACGAGATAAACCAACTGAAAAAGATGTAAAAGAATGGGCAAGTGCAGAGTCCACAATTGATAAATATAGGGAACGATATAAAGAAGAATATAAGGCCAAACTATCAGAGGTAGTGGCCAAGATGATAGAGAAACTATAATGAAAACATTTAACGAATATGAAAATATTGATAAATCTTGTGAAGAATGTATCTTTGAACATGAGTTAGAGGGTTTACAAGAGGCAGAATATCAAGGAAAAAAGGTCACACTTAATGACCCAATTCGTGGTGGAAGTAAAAAGTTTTATGTCTATGTTAAGAATGAGGCAGGCAAAGTAATTAAAGTTTCTTTCGGTGATACAACAGGTTTAAGTATTAAAAGAGACGACCCGGCTAGAAGAAAATCTTTTAGAGCGAGGCACAACTGTGACAATCCAGGACCAAAAACTAAAGCAAGGTATTGGTCGTGTTATCAATGGAGAGCGGGAGCAAAGGTAAACAACTAATGAGTAAATATAGAAAAACAATGGCACAAGCCATGAACGAGGGTGCTATTGCAATGCAGATAGCAACATTGAAAAAAGCTTACGAGCCAATGAGAAACAAAAGAATCTCTTTAGATAATGCAAACAAATTAAGTCAGATTTTTAATAGATTTGATTCAAACAAAGAGATGTTGAAACAGTTATACAAAGCTGATATTCCTTTTGTATCTGCTGTTGCTACTTCAAGACTTATTAGTAAGCACAACATGAAAGCCCAAGAACTAATGCAAATTAGAAAAGAGGGTATTGAACCTGCTACAAACGAATTAAAAGAAATTAATGAACTTTTAAGTGAAGGCACAGGAACTATTAAAGGTTTCAGAGACGCCAAAGAGAAATCAAATATGGTTTCACTTGCTAAACAACATGGATTAAAAGTTAAAGATGTTACAGGTGGTATTGAACTATCTGGTAACAAAAGAAAAATACTTGATATGCAACTTGCAAGTGGTTCACACTTGAAGACAGAGAAATTAGAAGAAGGTAAAATGTCAGAGATTGACGCCATGCAAAAAGCTGGTAAGTCAGCGGCTGAGATTGCCAAGGTAATGAAACTACCTGTAAAAACTGTTAAGAGTATTTTAGGTGAAGAAGAAATACACGAATTCAAAAAGATGACCGTTACTATAGCTCCCCCTTTAGCTAGAGACCAAGCAATACGAAGATTAAAAAAAGTTGGTTTAGTAGTAAAAGATGATGGAAGTAAAACTTTTAAAGTAGATGGTAAAGGCGCAGACCTTAACAAGTATGCTATTGACCTTAAAAACTTTTACAAGGCTGATATTAGAGCAGAGAGTTATACAATAGATGAAAGCGCTGATGAAGATAATTATAATCCTATTACAGAAGCTTGTTGGGTAGGTTATAAAAAAGTAGGCATGAAGAAAAAAGGTGATAAGATGGTACCTAATTGTGTGCCTGAATCTGTACAAGAAGAGGTTGACGAAAATGCTCCATCAGCTGCCGATATGGATAGATTAAAAAAACAAGGTATGAAACCTAAAAAAGAAGAAGAAGAAGAAGAAACAAAACCAGAAGTCAAAAAAGAAAAGTCAGACGATAAAGATAAATTAAAAGCTGACATTGATAAGAAAGACGCAGAAATACAATCTTTAAAAGTTAAAGCAGAAACAGAAAAAGCTAAAACTGCCAAAAAAGAAACTGAAAAAATGGTAAATCCTGAAACAGGTGAGCCATTACTTCAAGTTGGTATTGCATATAAACATATGCGTGATAAGATGAAAAAAGAAAAAGAAATGCAAAAAGAAGACACAGATTACTTTAAAAGTAAAATGAATGATAGACAAATTGCAAACATTAAAAATACATGGAAAAATAAAAAGAAATCAGATGTAACACCAGCTATAAAAGCAATGATTAAAAAGATGGATGTTCCTACTCAATTAGCAATCAAATATGCTGGTATTAATTTACTATCAGACTTGGTAGAGATGAAAAAAGATGACGCTTATGCAATAGGTATGGCACAAGCTAAAAAGGTAATGAATGATGAACCACCTTTAGAGAAAAAGACAATCAAAAAAGGTCACGAAATTGCAGATAAGATTTTAAAAAAAGAAGAAACTATTTTAGAATTTTCTTCACAACAAATTAAACAAGCATATGGTATTGCAAATGACCCTAGATACAAACAAGGTAACTATTCAGGTGCAGTAAAAGCTATTGAGAAACTTGCAACAGGTTTATCTAAACACAAAGATGTTGCTAACGCATTAAAAAGAGCAAATGAAGCCTATGAAAATATGTCAAAAGATAAAGCATATGCAATTGGTATGTCAACTGCT